GCCGCAAAGGAGATTATAGACCCGGACTACGACGAGGTCCAAAGAAGCCTGATGGAGGATCCGTTACACGACTGGCGACCCAAGGTTCCGGAGACGCCCAAGCCTGTGGAAATTCTTACTGAAGTGCCGGTCAGCCAGCAAAATCAAAGCCAGCCATTTGTTCCGAGGGTAAGGCCAAAGACAGGATGGGTTAATCCCTATTAAATCAAAAGATTCAAAGCAGGTATTTAACGAGAACGAAGTCCTTCCCCTCGTCATGGAGTGGCAGGAGGAAAAGAGCGATCTCGTCCTGGAGAAAATCTTTTATGCCTGCGACGCCCTTATCAGGGCTCTTATTTTCAGCCGAGGTATCTATCAGTACATGGAGATTGATGAGATCATATCCATGATACGGGTTAAGATCTGGAGAGGCCTGCACCTGTACAACCCTTGCAGGGGTAGCCTTCACAATTTCCTTACCAGGGTTATCCACAATCGAATAAGTCAGGCGCAGATAGACACCAAGAAGGTCCACGCAAACGCTTGTGAATCCCTAAACGAAGAGCAATGGGAAAATTGCGCGACATCCAGTCCGGCATGCAACGACGGGGTTGATGATATTGCATACAGGATTATGCAAATCATGACCATATGCGTCGATGAAAAGGAGCTGGAGGCGCAAAAATGGATGGTCAAATCCTTTATCAAGTCCGGGTTCGACATACGAAGGCACCATGCCGCCAATGCAATGACCAGGGTGTACGGCATAAGCAAGGCCAGGGCAAGGGAGCTGCATGATTATACCTTGCTCGAGATAAGGAGATGCCTTATTGGGGCAACTCGACCTCCCAAAGTGGGTCTGGCTGATCTGTGCGGAACAAGGCAAAGAGCGCTGGCCAAGTACAGCAAGGTTCTAAGCGGGACTGAATTTGACGAGCTTATTTTGCTTATGCGCAATCTCAGCTCTGGAATAGTGAGCGATGTCTATCATGTCCTGTATGGATTCCCGGACGCAAAGCCCCTCTTTAATGGCGTTTCCGGGTAATTATCCATTGTGAGCGATTTTTTGGATTATTACGGGACTGGATACCTAAATCTGGCAAAAACTATCATTTTTCCAGATCCCCTAGTGTCCGGAGATCAGTGGTGCTTCCAATTCTGGGGAGGCGACTGGTATAATTCAGGGTATTCCGCATTCATTACATTCGCGGCGTCCACGACCAAATTGACCGCCCCGTCCGTTATGCACAATGGATGGTATCAATGGGTCGTGTCCGGAGTCGATACGGCCAAGCTGAAGGCTCAGCCGTACATGTACAACGTAAATGTTGTAAACCCATCCAATACTCAGAGGATTACGGTAGAGTCTGGAGCCGCAAACGTGGTTGCCGATATATCCGTTCCCGGAACCAATATCGCCACTAAGACAAACTTGCAGCTCATGCTGGAGGCTCTGGATACCACGCTCATTGCGCTGATGAGTCAGAAGACGTCCATAGTCCAATATGGCGGTCAAATGTACCAGATGCAGGATATAGACAAGCTTTTTACCGTCAGAGAAAAGCTTAATACCCAGGTAAAAGACGAAATAGAGGAGTTGAGGGGGAATATGAGGGGCAGAAAAATTATAACGTTCTTCAGGAACATGTAACATATGCAATGGTGGAAGCACGTTATTAATTATTTGTCTCCCGGCAAGTTCGCCACGGAAGAAGTCAAAAGCCTGGAAGTCGCATACCCTTCAGAGAGCAGGGGGTGGAGCGAGAATGAGTTTATCATTAACCACATGCTAAACCACGGGAAGGCTCCCAAGTACGATGATGTTATAAAAAGGGTGTATGATGCCGCAATCCCCACCGCGGCAACTTCTGACTGGCTGGCATGGAATACTTCCGGGTCTTACGAAGCCCTTCACGGGTGGAGACAGATTTGTTATAAGGCCAGGGACCTGGAGAGGAACAATCCGCATGCGGTCGCTTTCTTGCGGGATCTGGTCACAAATGTTCTTGGAAGCAATGGGATCAGATTCCAGCCAAGAGTTAAAAATCTCAAAGGCGGGAAGCTTAATGATAATGTTAATAAGAAGCTTTCTGATGGGTGGAAAGATTTAAGGAAATTAGGCAACTATGATGTAACCGGGCAGTATTCAGGGGTAATGGCGGACGAGCTTATTCTAAGGGCTCTGGCCAGGGACGGGGGATGCCTTTTAAGGATTTACAGAGGCTGGAAAGGCAATAAGCACGCGTTCGCGCTTCAGTTGCTGGAAATTGATACCCTGGATTTGTGGTGCAACAAAATCCTGGATAATGGAAATCGAATAACCACAGGAGTAGAAACAAATGAGTTCGGGAGACCGGTGGCGTATCATCTTCTCAAATACGCTCAAGCTGACCTTATGGCCAACAATACGGTCGGACAGAGGATCGTTGTTCCGGCGAAGGATATCATTCACGTGTGGATGCCGAGGCGTATCACTGAGGTTCGAGGTATATCGTGGTTCGCGCAAGTTCTGGTTAAACTTCGAATGCTGGATAAGTTCGAGGAGGCAGTTGGTATAGGAAAGCGAATTGAAGCCTGCAAAATGGGCGTTCTGGAAAGAGACAAGGACGCTCCAGGCAGATATACAGGACAAGGAATGACTCCGACTGGAGAGATAATCGAGGAAATGTCTCCGGGCCAGATTATTGAGCTTCCGGCAGGATACAGGCTTAACTCTATGGATCCCAATGTGGGAATAGAATCCTACAAAGATTTCAAGATGGAGACGCTGCGGACTGTGGCGTCCGGCCTTGGCGATCAGTACAACGCACTGGCAAACGATTTAACATCTGTAAACTATTCATCTGCAAGATTCGGGCGGGATATTGTAATAGAGTTTTGGCGAGGTATTCAAAAGTTCATGGTAGATTATTACCTGAACAGGGTCGCTCGCGAGTGGCTGGAATGCCAATCTCTATATAATACACCATATTCGGTTTCCATGTCAGACGTAGACAGAATCATGGATCAATGCATTTGGAGGCCGAGAGGCTGGCCGTATATAGATCCGGAGAAAGACGTGAAAGGCTCGTTCGGATCCGTCTCGACTGGATTGTCCACCAGGACCAGAGAGCTGGCTGAGAAGGGCGAGGAACTTGAGGAAGTCATGGAAGAGCTGGCTTACGAAAAAGATCTGGCAGAGAAATATGGCCTTACCTTTACCGATCCAACTGGGCGCAATCCAAATGAAAGCACGCAGGAGGATCCTGACAGCACTCCTGGAGATACCGAGCCAGACGAAAGTGGCGCGAATAAGTAATTATTTGCATGTCGGACAAGATTAAGCTTCCGGTCCAGCTAAGGTCGCTGGATTCAATTAATTCTAAAGCAGTAGACACTGAAAAAAGGACCGTTAGGCTTTCTTTTTCTTCGGATGTTCCATACTTGAGAGATTTTGGTTTTGAAATTCTAAGCCATTCCAATGGTTCCATTATGACCAACAGGCTTGATGCCAATACCGTTCCATTTCTTCTGGATCACGATTGGTCAAGGCAAATTGGTAAAGTAATTGGATACGACGTGGTTGGGAACAAGGCGTATGCGGATGTCAAGCTTTCCAGGTCGGCAATGGCTGGAGAAGCCATGCAGGACATGGATGACGGTATTAAAACCGAGGTCAGCGTAGGATATATCATCCGCGCGATGGAGAAACAAGATAATACCAGGACTTCGGAAACCGGAGAAGAAGAATATGAATTCCTGGTTACCAAATGGGAGCCTTTGGAAATCAGTCTTGTCAGCGTCCCTGCGGATTGGTCCGTTGGAGTCGGTCGTTCTGCCGCCGAAGAATACGATGCTATTGTTTCAGGTAATAAGCCTGTTACTCCCCCGGTTCCGGACGGAGACGATGACGACGAAGATGATGAAGAGGAGATGGGTGAGGTATCCGGAGAGCTTGGAGACGAGGATAATACAGAAAATTTAAACGCAGATAAAGATAGTGTAGTAGATAAATCAAAGCAAGGTTCAGTATCTGGGGACGAGAAGGTAATTATTGATAATAAAACTATCCCTATGGCTGACCCAGTTAATACTTTACCAACTGTTGATGTGGTCAAAGAGGCTCGCGAAGGCGAAGTTGCTCGTGTCCGAGAAATTTCTGCTCTGGGTGCCAAATTTGATCTTAAATCCGAGGCTGAAAGATTCGTGTCTGAAGGCAAATCGGAAGACGATTTCCGGAAATTTGTGATCGAAAAGAAAATTTCCACAACCGAGCCTTCTGTCAGAGTTTCTCGCGATGCTGAAATCGCGGCTCCTAGAGATGAAAAGCGTTACAACATTTGTAAAGCTATCATGGAGTCGGCTTTCAATGATCGCAAAGTTACCGGCTTCGAAGCTGAGTGCTCCCGTGAGATTGAAAAGAAAACCGGAGTTTCTCCTACCGGGTTCTATGTTCCTGATTTTGTTTTCTCTCAGAGAAGCGATCTGGCCGCTGGCACTAACAACCTTGGTGGATACACTATCCAGACTTCGGTTGAGCCTTATCTGATCCCCTTGCTTCGTAATAAGATGGTTATCGGCAAGGCCGGTGCCACCATGATGGGCGGACTGGTTGGAAACGTTGAGATTCCTCGTCAGATCACGGCTGCTACCGCAACGTGGAACACTGAAACCAACGATCCTTCCAGGACGAACCAGACGTTCGACCAAGTTTCTTTGAGCCCGGAACGGCTTAGCGCTGTTACAGCGTTTTCCAAGTGGTTGCTTGCTCAGTCGCAATTGGATG